CTGTCATTTTACCACCTTACCAAAGGTGGGTAAATCAACGGAGGTCTCATGCTTTACACAAGTCGAGAAAAGAACAGCGGTTCGGAGGTTTTCACCAATTTGGTTCTTCGTGAAACTTATACGAACCCAAGTGGAGTTAACACCGTAAACGTTGCAACTACCTGGACTTGTGGGCGAAAGGAGACGGTCCGCGATGATAACCATCCTAAATTTAATCGAAGGATTAAATCAGGGGAAATTATCATGGGGGATCAAACCCGCTCGCTACTGCAACGCGATTACACGCCTATGTCCTTGAGTGGTTCTGTGTCGCCTTATCAGACGAACAGAACTTACGCATCGGATTGGACGGGTGATTTAGCGTCGCAAGCGGAGAAGATCTTGTTGCCGTCCATCACATATCCCCTTGCAAATGATTTGGGGAAGATGGCGGACGTCGCACTTATCAAGGCTTATGCCAAGATTAGCGGCGATCAAGTGATGACTGGAGAAATCCTTTCTGATCTTGGACAAACGATTAGACTTCTCAGTAGACCTTTCTCAGGCGCTGCCGGCTATCTCAACAAAATGTTGAAGAAAAAGTCGAAACGCACGAGAAGCCTGGCCGCTAACGCTGCCCAAGCAAACGCATCCGCGTGGCTTGAAGCAAGGTACGGCCTGATGCCCTTCGTCCTTGATGCCAATACTGTCATCAAAAACGCGATTTCCTTAAAGGATCGTCTGGAACGAAGGCGGCTCGTTGTCCGGTCTTCGCAAAGCCAAGACAGAACTACTAGTCTGAGCTTTCCGGAGACAATCTGCCCGCTCATTGGGAGCTGGCGGATGTCGGGTGATGTGAGCGTTAACCATAAGGTTAGAGCTCACGCCGGTGTTATCTACGAAGTCGCTTCTGCGACAACGTCCGAACAATTGTCACGTGACTATTGTCTCGGCTCCGACGCATTGTTACAAACAATGTGGGAGGTAATACCGTACTCATTCGTGGTAGATTGGTTTGTAGGCGTTGGGGATTGGCTTCAAGCCATGAACCTTCCGGCGAACGTTCGCGTTCTCGGAAATTGGGTCACAACTCAGGATATGCGTGATTGCACTTACAATGTAAGTTCTCTCAAGCAACTTCCCGGTGGCCCTTACACGTTTACAGTCTATGGTAGCGGCGGAAGTTCTAGGACTAAAAGTCATAGTTACGTCCGCGATACCAACGTGCCCCTACCACCCTACCCCGTCCCGGATTTTCAATTTAAATCCGTGACACATGCCGTCGATGCTACTGCACTTGCTTTAGCTCCCGTACTACGGGCGCTAAACAATTTCAGGCATTGACGAGACCACACACACCTAGGAGGTGTATCATGGGACTGAAAAATATGTCCTTGCTGGCCAGTGCAACAGTTGCTGCTTCTGGCGGTTCTGCCCTTGTGTTCGCTGATGATGGCGTCACAATCCAAAACGGTCTTCACCTGATAATTCCTGCAGATGCAGATTATCAGACGAGGCGTAATGTGACGGTAAAGTACCGTCCTCCTACCCTCGACTCGAAGACCGGCGCTTACGGTAAAGACAAGAAGTCTATTTGTCTTGCTAAGCCTGTCGTTCTGACAGACGGTCGCGTCGTATTTAATACGATCCGTATCGAGCGCGAAATGCACCCTTCTGTGGCTGCAGCTGATGCCGTCGAGCTTAATAAGCTTGGCGCGCAATTACTGGTTGACACAGATGTGGATGCTTTCTGGGCAACCGGCTCATTGACTTGAGCCGGCGCTCACCCTACCCAACCATAGGAGGATGAGATGAAGAACCGTAGCGTAAAACGTAAAAGTTTTACACCAGAGGTGCTTATGCAAAACGTTGCTAAGACCCTCATCAGCGATTTCCGTGCAAGTAGCGGCGATCCCACCATGTACTGCAGTCATCTTTCGGCTTTGAGCCGGGGTGACGTAGGTGAGATACGTGCTACTATTCCTAAACTCGATGTCCTGAATAGTCATCCTGCGCAATTTAAGCGCGACTATCAGATTGCATCGCTGTTTAAGAGGTACAGGTTCGAAAAGGACCTGTTTAGTGATGCTGAACTAGTGGACTCTTCTATCCAGAAGTTCATGGACGTTCAGTCTCATATCGCGAACCACACATTGAATACGGTCAGTGCATTCACTGACCGTGTCCTTAGTGCTGCCGCGGTATACATTTCCAAAGTTCTAGGAAAGTACAGCGATGAAGAACATCGCGACCTCTGTAGGTTCGGAAGGAGGGCATCGGTCGGTGTTCCCTCGAGGCTTGCTTGTGAAGCAGCCCGTTGGGAATTACCTTTGTCCGGTTCTCCAGAACAAATTTCCTGGTTTGACTCAGAGATGAGTCATATTGATTGTGTCCAAGAATATTGGATAAATCAATTAGATAGTGACCCTAACCGGTCCAACTATCAGGAAACGAGTTCGCTGAAACTGACACTAGTCCCGAAAACGTTTAAGTCTCTTCGCGCGATAATGCCGAACACCACGATTGGCTCATACATGAGCCATGGTCTCGGAATTATTATGCGAAATCGGCTTAAGAGGATTGGCTACAACCTATCGACATTACAAGAACGTCATAGGTTGTTAGCACAGAGAGGTTCCGTAACGGGATACTACGTTACTGCTGATCTGTCTAGCGCTTCTGATACTATTTCAGTTGCGCTGGTTAACAGACTCTTTCCGAAAGATTGGTGTGATATCTTACACCGCTCTAGGATAGGGACTGTGGTGTTACCTAACGGCTGTGCTGTAGAAAGTCAAACTTTCTGCACCATGGGAATAGGGTATACATTTCCTCTACAGACGTTGGTCTTTCTGGCTCTCCTAAAATCCATCAACGCGATCATGTTTAACCGCGTTAGATGCACAATTTCTGTGTACGGTGACGATATGATTTATCCTCGTCATCTACATGAGACTGTGGCACGTGTGCTAGGAGAGGTTGGCTTCATTATGAACGTTGATAAAACGTTCTGTGAAGGCGACTTCAGAGAGTCCTGCGGTGGTGATTACTACCGCGGGGTGGACGTACGGCCATTCCAACCACAGAATGGTCCGGCATCCGTAGGTTCAAAAACCTACGAGGCCATACTCTACAAAATCCTTAACGGTCTGTTAAGGAGATGGTCTGAGTATGAGATCGGAGCGACAATCGAATACATCATGTCAGAATTAGGACGAACCGCTGGGGTTGCAAAACTTGTCCCTGGGGATTTTCCTGACGATGCTGGTATTCGTTGTCCAACGCTGCGCCACTGGTCATTCTTGACCAGTAGGACCGATGTGGCCACACCAAAGAATATGGGCCATGGCATCTACCGATTCAGTTATCTGCGGTTTACCGCAAATAAAAGAGAGGAGACACGTCATGAACCTTACCTATGGTTGGCTCTCAACGGCGGTTCTCGGGCACCTTCTGGTGATCTTAGAGAACCTATCGCAGTTGGGCATCCACTTACTAAGTTAATAAATAACTTATGTGGATGTGATGTCCAGGTGGGACCCTTAATATGGGGGCCTCATCCTGACGATCTGACGGTCCGTAGCAACATCACGGGCCGCCGCCTTCGCCGCCTAGCTTCCTATGTCGTGGATTTTGGCACAGGTCGCTACAAGCGTCAGTCCGGCTTCTCATGCTTTGAGAGCCGTAGTTAGGGGACAGAGTCCCC